ATAATCTGTCTGTGATATCTTTGTTTTCAGACCATCAACTGCGGTTTGTGCGGTTGTTTGTAATTTAGAAACATGGCCATTGATATTTTCCTTATACTGTGTGATGGTTTCTTTAATTTCGTTATCTTTAGTTGTGTAGTCTAGCACAACATCTTCAGGTGCAGGCGTCCAATCTGTGGCTTTATTACCAGACTCTAACTTTAGGTTACTAATTGTTATGTTACCCTGTAGGTTATCTTGTCTGAACCTAATACCAGTAGCATCACCGCTAGAATAACCATTAGTGCTTAGTGCAACAGTCCATTCACAATGTCCTGAACTATTAGTAGAGCTTACTTTTATACTACTCTCCGCTAATCCATCCCAAGGATTACCAACCCACTGTGGGATAAATGTTCCTGATATAGTAGAACCACTAGCAACCCAATCAAACGATATAGTTAAATATCCAGATGAACCATATTTGCTGTAAAGGTCTGATACATTTTTATCACCTGCTAAATAATAGTTACCAAAAGCATAGTTTATAGAATTAGTACCAATACCAGTAGCGCTATTTTCAGTTCCTAAAAGTAGGTTCCTACCACCAACAGCAAGTGCTTTAATCGTGTCATTAATATCTTTCTTAGCTTCATCGACATACTTCCGTGCTTGTGAATTAGCATGAGCTACCGCTTCATTACGTTCTGATACCGCACTAGCAATGCTTTCCGTTAAGTCTTTTTTAGCATCAGACAAAGCGTTCTGTGCTTGATTGAATTGAGATACTAATTCACTCTTAGCGTTCGCCTCTGCTGCATTTGCTAGTGAAGCTGCCTGTGACTTTGCTGTTGCAATATCACTTGACAGACCTTGCTTCACTTCGTCAGTGTGTGCTTTGGCTTGTGAGACTGCTTCTGTGACACCGGCTGATATTTTTTCTGCTGTATTTGAACCAACTAAATCTACCCACTCACCATTGGTGTATTGCTTGATTCCGAAGTCTGTTCCATCGTCCCAAAACCATGTATTGCCCTCTTTTGGAGAAGATGGTTTTGCTTGACCAAAATAATCAGTGCCCTTTCCATTAGCTGATATAGCGGCGTTTGTCAATTTAACAACATTGTTAAATATCTCGTTATTCTGTTCATTAATTTGATTGAAAATATTAACTGATGAGCTACCTAATTTAAATGATGTAACGTTTTCAGATAATGTATCAAACACTCGTTCAGAAACGCGCAGCTTATCTGTGTAATCTAGTCTTGTAGAATACAGTTTAATGGTGTCAAAGATATTTATTGTCGAAAAATCATCATCAAGACCTATTGGATCAACGTCAACGGTCTGAACTGGTCTATCTGCTTTAGTTCTATCAAAATAGGTGTTTGCTATATCCTGCGTATCGAAATGAATAACTTTACCAGCCCAATAGTCCAAGAATTGATTAGAATATTTACTGGTAACAATTGTTCCAACTTTTGTCTGATCAGTTGCATTGCCTTGTTTGTCGTGAACAGGTAAAACAGGAATGACTTTATTGATAATTCCTGAAAAATCAGTTGTTATCTTAACCGAAGACGTATTCATATCATCTCGCAATGTAATATCAGTTATATCTTTACCCAACGCAGAGTATATTTGAATGCTATTGAGAGAATATTTAATATTACCGTGGACTGCCGAATTTAACGCTTCTAAAAATTTGCCAAATGTATCATACGTATTTTCAGATAAATCAACACTTGTATTTAAATTAGATATAAGGTTGAAATCAGCAGGAAAACCCGTAATGTTTTGTTTTGCAGCATCCAATGCAGATTGAACACTCGGAAACTTAGTGAATACACCGCCATTATCAAATGACATTCTTAGAATACGGTTATAGTAAGGATCACCGTACACAGTAATCGTTCCAGAATCATCTTTAAGTGTGTCTACAATTTCAAATACACCATAGTCTGATTTATTGGTTGACACAGATACTCTTAGAATAGCTCCCTCAACTAATTCTGATACTAAATATCCATCAATAGGATATTCTACTTCTAATTTTTGTCCTACGTTACCAGTTGAAGATACTGTTTGTTTTAAATTTGAAGATACAACATCTGATAAAAGTCCCAGTCCTTGCGAAAAAAAGTTAGTTGTTCCTTTTTTATATACTGCTACATTTCCCACTATGCTGCTCTCCTTACAAATTTATCTATAACCGTTAATAACGAAACGTTTGTGTACGAAATCGTATTTCTTCCTGATTTAAACACCGGAAAATCAAGTCCAACCATTTTACTAGGAATTGATGTCCGTGGTATTTCTGAATCAATTGTGAACTTGCTGCCCGGATTTTTGAAAGTAAAAACGACACCATTCAATGTGATTGTCACATCTCCTGAAGCCGCTGGCGTTACCTCGAAATAAGGCAACGATTTAAATTTTGTTGGGTTTGTAAACGTTGAATTATTGGTTACTGAACGGCTAGATAAATTAGCATTGATATATTTTAATGGATATACCGTTAGTGTTAATTTAACTGTCGTTATACTACTATCTGAATCTACAATTTCAAACGATGAATCCGAATTAGCTAACACCTTATAGGTATATTTATCGTCATACCACGGTGTGAACGTTGCATAATCATCAGTCAGTAGCCAATCAAAAATATCATCAATATTATTTTCTAAATTAGAAAACCAAATGTTTAACACCAATTGAGAATTAGTGAATACGCCAAGATTTCTATATACTGATCCATTACGATTCGATGGATTTCCTACCGCCCACACTGAGCGTGGTGGAACTCTCGCTGGAGTTGATGAAACATAAACACCAAATTGTTCAGAATTGATGCCATTAAATGTAAACGTTCCTGCTCTCATTTTTATCCCCTCCCAACTCTTGTGAGTGATTGCGCTAACTGCGGCGCCCATTTTCTCGCAGTTTTTTCATCTAAGTTACCGTATGTGGTAAGGTTCAATGTTACTGGAGAATTGTTTTGTGACGCAGCTATTAACTGCTCTATTTTATTTAACAAGTCTTGTTGCAATGCGTTATTGCTGTTTGTTTGCTCCTGTGAGCGTTGTTGATTTGATGATGAGTTGATATAGTCAACAGCTTGTAACTGACCTGTATACGGAACTGTACCGCCACCAGCAAATGCCGGAATCATATCAGGGTTGATTTGATTTCCAGTCATTTGCGTATAAGCAGATATTGACGGATAAACGATTGTTCCCGGTTCAAGAGAATGCAATTCCCAATCACTGCCAGACACGCCCATAAATCCACTAGGTGTTACGTATGGCTCATTTTTACCACCATCACCTAACCACGTTGCTGTTTCGTTGTCTGTGACTGTTCCACCAGATGCACGACCAGTAATTCTTTTGAAGATCTTTTCAAATATTGATACATGTCTAGTTGTCATAGTTCTAGTGTGACTACCTTGTGCAGCAAAGTTTTGAATAGCATTTGTATTGTCTCGAACACCACCAGCACCTATTGCATTAGATCTAGCCGTTTTGGTTCTTCCTTCGGAAGTATTACGCCAATTATCAACAGTTCTTTTAGCACCATTGATGTTTCCAGAAGCTAAATCTCGACCAACTGCTTTTTTAACGCTTGTCGGCAAGGAGTTCCATGTCTTTACTGAAATTCCTGATCCTGCCAATACTTTACTAGCTGCATCAACAGCTTTCGCATTTTTAACGTTTATTTTTTGACCATTCCAAATAGAAACCGAAGCGCGAGCTTTAGCTGAATTTCCCGATGCCAAATCATGCAATATAGCCTGTTTTGACTTAGGACTTAATTTGTTCCATTCAGCAATTGATATACCTGCTTTTTTTAATGCCGCTTGTGTTTTATCATTTACCGTCAAAGTTTTACCTTTAGGAATGTTATCCTCATAGGCTTTCAATCTTTTTTTAGCATTATCAACTTTTCCAGAAGCTAAGTCTTTCAAAATTAACTGTTGCTGTTTTGGTGTTAATTTGTCCCATTCACCAGACTTTTTTGTTGCTGAAATCAATTTGCTGGAGGCTTTATCGTTAATGATCAACGATTGATCTTTCAAACTAAGTCCATTCCAAGCCTTCGTTCCAGATACTGCGTTAAGCATTGCTTTTTGAGAGTCATTGAAAGCACCGTTCATTTTACGCATCGCAGGTGTCATGGTGTCCCATGTCTTCATTGCGTCCATTTGAGCAGGCTTTAAAATACCATATTGTTTGGTAAACTCACCAACATCAATTCCAGCAGCTTTTAAAGTATCTGATAGCTTTTGATAAGTTTTTTTATAGTTATCAGAATCAATACTTGACCACGCACTTTTGCCGAACTTATCAAATCCGTTGCTAACCTTGTCTAATTGAGCGTTCCAATTAGTTACAAAAGGTTTCATTGAATTGGCGTTCTGCTTGAAAAATTGAGTCCACGCATCGTTTTTAACTTTCTGACGCATTTTCCCTTGATAACCATCGTAGGCGGCTTCAACCATCTTAATTTGAGATTCATAATTACTTTTGAACGCTTTGCCATAAAGTTCGTTAGTTTTTTGCAGAGACGACATTGTTTCTTTACTCAAATCGTTTCCAACATACATATCGTGCAATGCACTTTTTTGTTTTTTAGACAAACCTTGTATATTTTCGAGACCGATACCAAGTAACTTTTTATAGTCACTACTGATTTGTTTAATCTCATCAGAACTAAAAGCTCTGTTTTCATCTCGTGCTTTTTTACCAATAGCCTTTATTTTATCAGCCACTGTTTTTGCTGAATTAATTGCATTTTGAGAATCTCTTTCAATTCCCTGCTGATCACTTTGATGTTGTTTGACTGCTTTTTTACCAGCAGCAGATAGGTAGGGATTATTCAATCTGTTGGCATCTTTTTTTGCTGCTGCTTTGGCCTTTTTTTTAGCTTTCTCAGCACCAGTTGCTGCTGCTTCTTGAAGTTTGTCTACTGCGTCTTGGAAGGCTTTCAGATTAGTATCGTCAATCTTTTCTTTACCAATTTTAGCGACTGTTATACGAGCGTTTTCTTCAGCGCTAATCAAATTATCAACCTGTTTGCGCTGACCTGCCGTTACATCCCCACCGTAGGTGTCGTGCATTTGTTGCTTAACTTGTTCTAGCTTTTGTTTGTGGTCAATATATTTCTTTGCAAGCAATGCAAAACCAGCCGTTGCACCTACTAAAACAACTCCTAGTCCTGCAATTCCTAAAGCGCTTGTAGCTGTTGCAGTACCAAATAGTGTTGTTGCTTCACTTGCGCCAGTGACCGCTGTTTTAAGTCCGAGAGACTGTCCTACTACCCTAGCAATTGAACCTCCAAACTTTTCTATTGCTGGGGCAGCTGTTCCTGCACTCCGCAAACCCATGAATGCTTTTGACAACCCGACTGTTGCTGGAAGCAAAGAACCAAATGTTTTTAACACGGTTCCACCAACTATACCCAAGCTGCCTAACGCAATAGCTAACGGTGAAGCCGCAGCACCAAACGCCACGAACCCTGCAACCATTTTCTTAGTTGATGGGCTTAATTTATCGAACTCTTTAAATAAATTGCCAGCCGTCTTCATAACATCAATCAACGTAGGTATAATGTCATTAGCAAACTCCATTGTCAGAGCTTGCCATTGTGCTTTGAAAATCTTAATTTGTGCGGCGGCACCCTTAATGTTAGATTTAGCTAATCCTTTTGTATAACCATCAGCAACGGCTTGACCAGCAGCATTAGATTCCTTCTCAATAGCTGAACGCCCATCTAACAACGCAGTAGCAGCAGTAGTTGCGTATGCACCGAATATCTTCTTGATATACTCTTGACGTTGAGCAGAACCCATATTCTTTGTTGCATTGTCAATCTGATCCATAATGTCAGGCAACTTTTTCATGTTACCGTGTGCATCAGTGGCGCTAACACCTAGCTCTTTCAACGCTTCACTAGCTTGTGATGTTGGCGATGACAAACGTTGAAATACCATACGCAAGTTGTTACCAGCTTGTTCGGCATCAATACCTTTGTTCGCCATGTAACCAATCAATGAAGCAGTCTGTTCAACTGTATATCCCATGTTTGCGGCAACTGGTCCAACTTTAGACATGGCGTCAGACAAACCGACATAAGATGTTTGTGTATCGTTAGCTACTTTAGCTAAGGCATTTTGAACACGACTGGCATTTTCCATGTTTTTGGAAGCGTTATCAGTTTTTAAACCGAACTGCGACATGATTTGTGTCGTTCCAGACATAATTTCGCCGTAGTCTTCGCCAGTAGCCATCGAAGTTTGCATTGATGTTGTAGCTATTTCTAGGGCTGATTTTTGATCATAACCTGCACGGATAACTGCCTGCATTCCACTGGCAATATCATTCTGTGATACACCCCATTGTTTTGATAGATTAGCAATTTCACTGCGATAATCTTTTAAGAACGCATTCATACCACCAGCCGGCTTTTTATCCAACATATTGTATGTTTCACGCAATGACTGATCTAGTTTAGCTGACCCCTCCATGCCTTGTTTGAACATTGATAGTAATCCAGCCGATGCAGTTTGACTAAAGAAACCAAACTGTTGTAGACTTTGACCGCTCGTCACTAACTTGCTACCCATATTTTTAATACGATCAGCCGTCAGAGTTGTTCTTTGTCCCACATTGGTAATGTGTTTTCCTAAGGAACTATATTCAGTTTGATTGTTTTTAATAGCAGAAGCAGTCTGTGTCATAACTGTTTCTTGCTCTTTAATATCGCGTGCTAATTGTTGTGCGTACGTATCAGAATGTTTCTGTTCATTGCTGTATGCGTTGTAAGCACTTTTTAACGAACCTAAAATATGGTCTTGTGCCTGATATTGCTTATTGAGATTTCGTGTTTCAGCAATTAAACCTAACGCTTTTTCTCGATTAGCGGTGTATTGTAGTCCTTGCTTCTCAAATACTTCTGAATTAGCTTTAGTTATTTGAGATAAAATTTTATGCTCATTAGCTAATTCATGAATACCCGTCTTAGACTTTTCAAGTGCCAAATTTGAGTTCTTAATCTGAACATCAAACAATTTTACTTGTGATTCTGCTGTTTTAAGTTGGTTCCCTAAATTTTTGAGTTCGGCGACAGCCTTTTCAGTCTTAGGCGTACCGATGTCATCCATTTTTGATTTTAATTTTTTTACCTTATCAATCTGAATGTCATAGTTTTTGTTTAAACCCTCAAGCTTAGCTTTATAAGCGCCTACCCAATCGCCAGACCGTGATAATGCAGAAAATTGAGCTTTCCATTCACGAGTATTCGAATTTATTTCAGAGTTCATTTGCCTTAAAGTACCGAAAAATTCGGCGGCATTAACTCTAACGTTAGCTACAATGTCTTCTCCTGCCATTAAATGATCCCCATTTCTGCTGCTTTATTACTATTAACGAAGTCTGCCATTGACATCACGCCGCCATTTGGGTTTTGCGCAGATGATTTGTTATTCATGTCTACGCTAAATGTTCTGATGAGGTCATCTAAGTCTTGGGACATCACTGTATTTACGTCCCAGCTATATCTTTCAACTGCATTTGCAGCTAACTCATCTAGCTTTTTTAGCGCATCATCTGCGCTTAGTCTTCCCCCGACTTTTTACCTGATTCACCTTGTTGTGAAAGAAATTCTTGCACATCTCGTACAAAATTAACGATGTCGAAGTAATCAATATTTTCAAAATAATCTTCTGGTTGTTCGAGCAATTCTGATGCGCGTTTTACATAAAGCGCCATCATATTGAGTTCTAGTTCGGTAACATCAGATTCCTTATAACCTTCTGCAAAGGGATCCATAATCACATTTTCTTGTAAAACAGTTACCTGTTTAATGAATTGAATTGACTCACGAGAGATTGCCAATGTACGAGTAATTGTCTTTTGCTTAGAACCTAATTTAAATGTTTTTTTCATGATTTCCTCCAAATATTATATGTTCTTTTAAACCACATATAGATTGGAGGATCCTATATGTAGCTTAAAAGAACACACAATGTGTTCCTGTTGTTTATACTTCAGTCCGAGCGCTTACCCTAAACTCGGCGTTCCTGCACCTTCGAGACTTGTCAAAACCTGTTTTCCAAACAGTGCGGTTTGGAATTGTGTTTCAGTAGTCTTCTTCTGTTCTGAACCTTGAATGAAAATATCACCATCTTTACGGTTCATTCCACGCCAAGTTAATTGATCAGTAGACGTGACTGTGTTGTCACTATTTGTTTGTGGGTTGACATCACCACGAGCAAATTGAACGCGTGGCAATCCTAACCAAGCAGCCTTACCGTCTTTGTCGTGTGACAATACGTACATTGCGTAATACGGTGCAATTGTCTGGTTGCCATGATGAGCAATACCCTGACTATCTGTCCTATACCCCAAAACCTCATTCAATTTATCAAATGGGAAGTCTAATAGGTTAAATGATCCAGAAACTTGACCGTTACCAGAACCGACAACCAAATAAGCTGAATCTCCACCATACTTTGTTGTTTGTGTTGCGGAAAGGTTTTGAATGTTGACCTGTGTTGGACCACCATTAGAACCATTCAACAGAATGTACTTACTTTTATCTAATTCAGAATCGATTGCTCGTGTCGTGTAAGGAACAAGCAAAACTGCGTGTAAACCTGTTAATAGCATTTGTTATTCTCCTTTAAATTTAGTTCTGCGATATTGCAGAACGCTCTTATTTTGTGTTGTTTCTTCATCGACTTCTGGACCGTCATAAGAAAAGCCGTAGAATCCAATAGATTCCATAGCTTCGTTCAATGCCCATTCAAAATCTTCAAAAGAAGTGTTTGGTTTGTACCATATTTTTAATTCAATCTCTTGCTCTCTAGCGCGAGAATGATTACCCCCAAAACCAGTAAAACCATTTGATAAACCTGTGATTAAAATAGTTGTCATATCAGTTTTATCAATGTATTTCTGCGGTATTCTCCCCACAAATGTCATCTTTTCCCATTGCGAGAGTGTTTTATCGTTGTCAAGAGAAGTCTTTATTTCAACTAAGTAATTCATGATTTCTCCTTTATCAACGTCAAAAATCCTTGTTTTAAGACTTTCATAGCTTCTGGTTTTGCCTTACGTCTACCGCTCTCTACGAAGTGATAACCACCAAAGTATTTACCACCAGAGTTTAAAACTTTCATCTTATAACGATAGTTTCTAATGGTTCTTTGTTTACCATTTACATTTATGACGACACGGCCATGACGATTATCCATGACAAAATGACCGTCATCAACGAAGCGGTAATAATAACCATCTTTTGAATAACCAACCGCAGTTGAACCATTACTACTTTCTCTATCAACAATTACCAAATCTTCTTTAAGACCACCATCAGCACTATGCGTCTTGGCTAGTGAATACAAATCTTGGTTAATTTGTTCCTTGATAACTTTCGCTGCTGGTTTGGTTACTTTTTCTTGAATTTCTGATGGCTTGATATTTGTGAGTCTTAAAATTTTTTCTTCTAAGGCGTGCGTATCCATTTCAAAATCAAAATCCAGCATACTACTACCCCGGTAATCTATATGTCTGTTCAACACCGTTACCGTACAGCAATTGAACTAAATCATAATCTCTTGCATTGGTTGGATCATTTGTTGGCATATACTGATTAACCACATATTGCTTGCCGTTTAATCTCGCAAGCATATTGTAATCAACTTTTCCAACTTCTCGAATTGCAAAAATTAACTTTTCAACAGCATTGGGACCAGTGTTAGCAATGTCTTCATGATACTTAATCGTATATGGCGCACCATAGGCTTTAAATGATGGAATGAATTTATCTCGAGCAATGCCATCATCTCCAGTAACCTCACCAGCCGTTCCAAATTCAATCAGTGTATTGTAACGATACAGTTCAACGAATTTATTCAGTCTTGGCATTATTAGCCTCCCAAATTTGATACTGCGCCTTTAAATGAAGCACTGCGCTTTGCATACCATACTTAGTGTCAAATAAATCAACATCAGATGAACTTGCTCTGTTGAGAAAATTGTTTGTTGATTGTTGTAATACCGCCAGTTTAAATGATTGATTTCCTTCGAAAAACTCATCCTTTGTACCGACCATACTTTTAACATTATCAATTGATGCGTCAATGATTAGTTTAAGCATTTCGTTGTCTTCATCACCAGCAATTCGGAGGCTGGACTTTAGTAAAGGTAAAATTTCATCACTATTCATTTAACCTCCTTATCTAATGGGCTTCTCACCCCATTCGAGCTTTACGCGCTGTACAATTGTGTTATTTAATTAAATCTAATAACTCTTGTTTCTTAGTCAAACCATCAGATTCAATTTCATGTTCATCCAAGTAAGCCTTAATTTCAGCAACTGTATTCTTATCAGTTGGCTTGTCATCGATTTTTACAACCAAAGCACCATCGTGGAACTTATGAACGCTACCTAGCAACTCGGCTAAACGTTCGTCAGAAACTTCATCTGCTGGATAATCATTTCCTTTACGATAAACAACCTCTGTTAGTCTATCTGTAAAGTCTTGTTCTACCATATATTTAATCATGTTTAATCACGCTTACCCTAATGATGGCAAAGAACCCTTTGCATCAGCAATACGGAATGCAGCCGCCAACTTAACTTGTGCATCAACCCACGTTGTGGCAACGAATGATACAATACCTGTCTTGATGTCCTTGTCTTGTTCAAATTGCGCAGTCGTAGGATCGTAGTTGACGTGGTATTGCGAGAAGTCACCGATAACCGGCTTTACTGCCTTAGCTGTCAAGTGAACTGGAATACCAAACACTTGTTCAGGTGTTTGTGAGTAGAATGAGTTGTTACCGTTAGCCAATTTAGTTTGGATAGTAAACCAATCCTTACGTGACATGAAGATTGAAAGGTTGTCAGCATATTCATCTTCAAAGTCTGCAATAGCAGCAACGATAGCTTCATACTGGTCCGCACCAGTAATTTTTTTAATAGCATTTACTGAATTATACAGTGACATGTGTTCTTCACCAGTTACAGGTGTTGTAGCAAATGCACGATTAGCTTCCAACTTCAACAAACCGTCTTGCAAACGTGAGTAAACGAATTGTGTCAAAGCTAAGTTAGTACCTGCCAAAACAGTTTCTGACAAACCAACGAATACCTTTGACTTTACACGTCCAAACTTAACGTCTGAACCCTTTAATGTAATTTCCTTAGCTGTGTCACCATCAGCAATACCGTTAAATGCGGTACCGAAAGTGATGTCAATACGTGGGATTTCCAAGTTGACAATTGCTGAATGAGCTGCTGCATCAACCAATGGATTTGGTGCCAATGGTGCTGAAATGAAGTCAGTTGATACGTTTGTAGGCAATGCCCATGCACCGTTTGTATCACCACCGCTTGGTGCGACAGGTGCAGTTGTAGGTGCTAGAACAGCGTTTTTAAAGTCATCTAACTTAGCGATACGGTTATTTGAAACCACACCACGAACCATGTCTGCGAAACCGTCAACTGCTTTTTCACGCTTAGATGGTTTATTTTCTGTTTCAGAAATATTGCGTTCACGTAGTGAGGCTTCCTTTGCCTTAACTTCTTTGTTTAAAGCATCGTATTTTTGCTTCATGGTGTCACGCGCCGTTTCAGCAACTTTGATCTCATCTGTCGTAGATTCAATTTTGTTCAAAACGTTCAAGTATTCTTCTTGACGTTGTGCAGCAATTTGTCCGTATTCACGGGCGGCTGCCTGCATTTCAATAAGTGTTTTAGCCATTTTATTATTCTCCTATTTCGTCTTTTAATAGCTTCAGTGTTTGTTTTTCACGCTCAATCAAATCGAGACGATCTTGTGATAACGTCTTCTTTTCAACACGCGCCAAAACATTTTTAGGGACATTAGAAAAGCGCCCCAAAATTTCTTTTGGAACGCTGTTCATTACTGCTTCTTTTTTATCTAATTTTGTTGCCCAACCTTGTTCAACAGCTTCTTCTGCTGATAGCCAAGTTTCGTCGTTCATGATATTTCTGATGTCATCTGATGAAATACCAGTTCGTTCACTATAAATGTCAACGATACTGTCACCAGTTTTTTCCAGTGTATCAGCGGTTTTACGCATTTCTTCAGCGTTACCTTGCGATAGCGTCCACGGCATGTGAACCATTATCATGGACCCAGAACGCATTGTAATGGTATCTCCAGCCATTGCAATTACCGAAGCAATTGAAGCAGCTAAGCCTTCAATATAAACATTGACAGTTGCCTTATGCGATTTGAGCATATTGTAAATTGCAATACCGTCAAATACAGAACCGCCACCAGAATTGATTGATAGATTAATTGTTGATACGTCTCCCAATTCTTTAAGCGCATCTCTGAAACTGGTTGCTGATGTCTCTTCGTCAAACCATTTTTCACTAACAATGTCTCCAAAAATATCAATCTGTGCAACATTATTCGTCGCTTTCATTTGGAAGTAATTTGTCATCCGTACTACCTCCTTTCCCATTTATTGTTTCCCGATTCTCATCGGTATCTGTCATGATATACAAATCCCCAGATACACGTAACAAATCTGAACCAGCTTGAGTTGATACAGGCAAACCCTCCATTTTTTGAGCTGCTTGTGGTGTAATAACACCATTACGAATCATGATGTTATAGTATTGCGCTCGTGTTGCCGTATCACCTCTAGCCAGTTTATTCATATCGAACATGACATGCACGTCTGTATCACGTTGAGAACGAGTAAATAATTTAGCATTCAATTCACTCTCATATTGGGCTACTGTCGGTCCCAAATTAATTTGAATGAACTGTTGCATTAACTGTTCGTTTGATTTGTAGCTACCACCGTCACTTACGTTTAAGAAAGTAAGTGGTACGTTAAATGCGTTCGCAATACGCCGATTTGTAATTTCATCGTTTTTCTCAATATCTGTCTGCGCTAATTTTCGCTCAACGTTGCTGATTTCAAGCCCTTGCTCGTTAAACAGTACGCCACCGCGAGCTAACGCTCTAACATTATTAACAATGACATCGCGCTCTTCTTTGCTGTAATTACCAGACATATTAACAATCAGACCGTCACGTTTTCGCAATTCACTAACGTTGAAATCTCTGAAACCGTTATCCTGTGCGATAGCACCAGTCAATGTTTCTAACGGACTGATTCCCCACAGTTTAGAACTTCGTGCAATATGTTTGAAGTGAAGCATATTATAAGAGCTAACCCAAACCGGTGTATTAACTGGAATGATTGATTTTATTGTTGGCTTGACTTCATACCACAGATTATTATTTTCATCTAATCCCGGTGAAACCCATTCTGCTGGGATATTCCATAAATACTTAGGCTGACCAAACTCATCTGGTTCAATAAGAGCAAATGAATTGCCATAGACATTTCTATCTGTCTCCAACCTAGCCCAAAAATCAAATGATGAAACAGTTGGGTTCGGTTTGAATGATAAAATTTCTTGAATATCACCAGATGACGAATCTTGATTATCCGTCATGACATTGACCGGTAAACTAGCAAACGTGTTTGATAACCTTGATATAACTCCGAAAATCGTTTCGTTGTTTTCTAATGTATCGTGACCACTGTTTTCTCCAGTATTCCAATACAACTGATCTAATAGGTAATTTATTCTTTGTCCTTGTTGCGCATTGAGATCACCTACGAGAGATTTACCGAATCGTAGTTTTAAATTTTCAAATACACCCACGTATGTGATTCCTCCTTTCTCGAATGCACGAAAAAAGACCCACAAGCGTACTCGCCTATGCGTCTTACCGAAATAACTTATACTACAATATTAACACCAAAACACCCCTGAAAAGTCTCACAAATAGTATCACAAATAGTATCACAAAAGTATCACGACCGAAAATTGATTTATATGAGCGGGATTACGTGCTGTTTACCCACAGTTATGCCCCTTTATCACGTCGATATACGCATTTTAAATCAGTTTGAGTATATTTACATACACAACAGATTAAAACGCCTTAAATCGCAATATATGAAACCCAATTAAATTTCACAAGCCTATTTTTTCTTTAGGGTGCTATTATGAGCTAGAAAAAAAGTTTTTAATTTTTTTCTTATATAGGTGTCTTATATAGTTACTATATATTATTATTATATATTATATATATATATAAAATAATAACACCCTATAACTAAACACCCTGTGGGAGTAAGAATTGAGGTGGGTGCCAAAATTTTTGTCGGGTGCCATTATTTAGCACCCTTTCATCAATTTTTTGACATTTTATTTTATCTATATTACGATTTTAATATTATTTTTAAAAATTATTTTTTGGTGCCAAAAAAATAGCTCCGTGGGTGCTATTTTGTCACCCTAAAAAAAGACCACTTTTCAGCGATCTTTTCACAAACTTTTATAAGTCGTCCCAAGAGATAGTTTGAATGAATCCACTAGACTTTTTCTTAGCTAATTCAGGTGCTATCTTAACGTGGGCGTTCAATGCAGCAGCTAATCCATCAATTTTACGGTTATGGTTAGCTTTTGTAATCATAAAATTGTCGTTTCTATCCCTAACTAGAGTGGCGTTTGACATATACCACTTCAACATAGAATTATTGTTGAATACAACTTTATTTGCAATCATCAATTCTTTAAAGTTTTGAGTTGGTCCACCAAGTGTGGTGAAACCTTGCCTAGTCACTTCTAGTGTAAACCCTTCCTGCTCCAAAGCTGATTGTAAGAATATTGCTTTAGCAGGATCATAGTTTATCTGCCTAATACGATATTCTTTATCCTTTTCCTTGATATAGTTCAAAATATACTCATAATCAACTATTTTCCCCGGAATTATAGTTAGATCACCTTCTGCCTCCCATTTACGATACGTGGGTTGTCTATCAACGTCTTTATCATATTTAGACTGTGGGACGAAAGAATGCGACATTAAATATATTCTGCCGTCAGGTAATGGAAATTCCAATGTTACCGCCGTGAAGTCTTCTGTTTCAGATAAATCAAACCCAGCAACAGGACGTATCAGCTTCAATTCATCTAAATCTATGTGGTTTTCTGCATTCGATAGAATTGTTTCATTATCAAAAAAGCTTAACTCACTAGATTCACTGAAAATATTAAATACCTTAGTGATCCAATCCAACTTTTCTCCCGGAACTCTACGAGAGCTTTTCCAACTGCTCAACATATTAAGTCCTTGCATCATTGGGAAGTTAGGATTGGCTTTTATCCATAATTCTGGATCATCAATTTCATTCTCGCTATCCATTGCTGCTAGATAATAAAATGTACGTTCGTTTTCGTTATTTTCATAATGAGACAGAACACCACGAGCTGTGGCTATCATTTCAACCAATGGTCCATTCAATTCATATCCAGCTGTGGTAATGTAAATTGTCATTGGTTGTGAACGCATACCCATTGAGTTTCGCATAACGTTTATCAATGAATAATCTTTATATTCATGAATTTCATCAAACACAGCCATGTGGGTATTGTAACCATCTTTTCCTGACTTTTCAGCAGATAGTGCTTTTATAACTGATTCCGTTTTTGGATAATCTATTTCTTTATTTTTTGTCACAAATCTATCGTTAAGGAACGGACTTGCTTTAATCATTTTTCCAGTTTCTTCAAACAGCAATCTTGATTGATCTGCTCGGTTGGCTAGTGCATATATTTGCGCGCCCTTTTCGTTATCAAAACCAGCCATATATGAAGCTAATCCTGATATCAGAGTCGTTTTTCCGTTTTTCCGGCTCAAGAAAATGAGACCTTCTTTGAATCGCCGCAGACCTGTATCTTTATGGACCCAACCAAACAACGAGCCAATAATAAAATGTTGAAACGGCTGCATGACGATATTCTTACCACTACCATCTGTGGATGATTTAATATTTTCCTCGATAAATCTGATTGGTCGCCATGCCTTTTCTTCGTCAAATACCCACGGAAAATCTTTCGTCCCTTGACGTTCAATATCTCTAAAGTGCCTATCAACAGCCTGTTTAACCATAATTCCAGCCGGAACTTCTTCGTCTCTGATTAATTCAGCATAGTAATTGGTCAGCAACATTTTTGATGGTTTCGTCAAATAGTACCAGTCACGATATTTATCTACGTAATCTTTCCACCATGATTCTTGACGTGCATAACTTTCTTCTATAATACTAATTTTGGTCCCACTCACTGACATCTTCCTTTCCTGCGTTAGATAATCCAGCAATAGTGTTAGCAATCTGCGCTCTAGCCTGTGGGCTAAGTCCCATCTTGTCACCTAACTTTCGCATTAGTTCAGCTAATTTATTTCTTTCTCCAATGAATTTGCTTGGATTACCAGTGTTTGGATCAACAACGCCTTCCATAGCTAAATGTTCCATAACTTGCGTGTAAACAACCTGTGTATCTGCGTATGTTGCAATCAAGTCAATATCCGCTTCATTTAATATGCCAACAGGTTCCATAATTTTAACGATTTTTCTGAATACTTTTTTTGAGTCGCCACCTAAATATACAGGTGGTTGCATGTGTTCAGACGAAACAACATCAAATTTTTCTTCGGCTTTAGCACGCTTTGTTATCTCTTCACGAGTTTTATTGTTTGTATTGCCCTCAATCATTTGAATCTTGATTGATTTTGCTGGTCTAGCCATAAAGATCTCCTTTTTTAACCACCTTACAACAAAACAAAGGCTCAAAAGTCTCAAAAAAGTATCAACTTTTGTTGACAATTGAAAATTCTGGTGATAGCATAGAACCTGTAAACACAAGCAATAGCGATTAAATAGATACAAAATTAAGCGAGCGCCTTTTCTGGGCGCTTTTTTTGTTACAAAATAAAACGATTTCACGTTACTCGTGCCTCCAACCCGTTCATTAGGGGACTTTTATTAAAAACAAATTAGATAGGGGGGATAAAATGAGAGAAAAAAACGCGCGTCGAAAAGTCTCAAAAACGTACCACCGACCAAACCGCGACGAATCAGCACGCTGATGCACTGACGAGCCGACGAGCCGACGAGCTGACGAGCTGACGAGCTGACGAGCTGATAGCACGACCAACCAAGCAAGCACGAGCATAGCAACATGCAACCACAAGCAATGTAAGCGTGACTGATAACGTTTATATATACATTAGTATCAATACGCTGCACAACGTTATAACGTCTTATATCGCCTTATATGTACATTTAAGGATATATGGATAACATAGCGTGTTATTTAAAGCCACAAAAAAAGTCCAGCAATTTAATTGCTAGACTAATCACGATATAACGCAAATAAAAAAAATCACATATCTATTTATGTGATTGATAATTTATAAACATGATAGCGATGACAAGTGACATCGCCACGCCCATCGTTCGCGCCGATGATAACGATATACCGAACAGCATAACGCACAACGTAAGCAGCCAGCCAAATACATACACTATACCAAACATAATAAACGGCGCCGCGATCATAAGCAATACAGCTAGTGTCTTTGAACTCATTAGATAACCTCACTTATAACGTCAGACAGTTCACGAATACCGCAAACAATATCATCATCATCCCCGACTTGTACCGCTATTTTACCACGGTTGTACCATTTAACAATAACATTCCCCGCTTTGATAAATTTTAATAATCCCTCGCGTGCTGGATAACGGTTTATAATTGCACCATCAAATTCACGGAACGCTTTTAACTTTTTCAATATGCTTTTATCTCTCATGTTTTTTTCTCCTGATTTTCTACAAAATTAAATTTGTGGTCTATTCCTAAACACGTTGCTACCTCGTGCCACTCACTGACGATACTTCCACAATTGTATGGTACCGTTTTATCGTGCCAAGCGTTATAAATAGATTCCACGCGTTCAATATCGTTCTCGCTTATGTCGTTAAATATAAGCAAATTCATATCATTCTCGAACGGTATTCCGTTCCATTTCCAAGCGCCAAAATTACAGTCGCTGCCAAGAATAATATCGCCTATTATTCCCATTTTATCCATAAACTCGAATAAATCCATCCCGATTTTTTCATGATATTCTTTTGTTTTTGCGAGCGCGCGCTTAGGATTCTTAGTCTTTGCGCGTCTTTTGAGTGCTGATATATATTTTTCATCCGCTTTCATTTCAGCGATCACATTGTAAAATTTATTCATAATAATAACCTCACATTTTTTTGCGTGCTTATTGCACAACAACCAGCCGCCGAATCGAACGGCGGTGTATACACCGGTACTGGCTTTATAGTTGACCGTTTCTTAATCTAATAGGCGTGATGACAAAAGTGTTTAATGTTTCTGGCTGTTCAAAATGCACAACCGCCGGATTAACAGCGCTGTCACTTAATTCTATTGTGATACGTTCTTTTTGTCCGCTTTCTTTAGCGTATTCCAGTAACCACAAAACATATTTTGGAACAAACGCAATATATTTGAATCCTTCCAATTGTTCAAACTCGCCGACTTTTTGCCCGCCTATTGTTCCATCGCTTTCTAACTTGATATATAATTCTTTTTTGTTTATTTTTGTGATCGCTTCCAGCATAGGTATATTGATAACAAAAATGTTTTTGTTGTCCGTTGGTATAATTCTTTTCAATTCCGGATAATTTGCCACAGATGGAACGCCTTCCAAATTGATTAGAATGTCGAAACTATTTTCGAGCGGCGTTTTTAAATCCTCGATAATTGCTACGTGTGCATCAGTTACCTCGATGCACTCGTTAGTATAATGAACGCCTGCAATTGTTGGACGTACTTTGGTTACTGACTTAACTACTTTTGTGAATGTTTTTTTCATGATCTTTTTTCTCCTGATTAGTTGTAAAATTCTGCATCTGGTAAGGCGTCAATATCGTTGGCCCTTGCGTATTGCTTCGCCGCCTTAACACTTTCAAAATTATGTTCGTGAGTAACGCCGTAAATAGTGTAATGCAATGTAACAGCATCGCCGTCGATCGTGATATATGGATATTTGAAAGTTATAGGCATGTTTGGCCGCTTGTATGTTTTTATCATCGCTTTAATCCTCCACGCGTTTGCGTTCGTCAACCGGCTCAACTCCAGTCCAAATAGTTCCAAAATGTGTGACAGGCATAATATGAAGATCCAAATCATCATCCCAGAATATCCCGAGGCGTTCCGTTTCTTCATTTTCGCCTCTGACAGTCCCGACGGCGTACCACAAGTAAACGTAACCATCTTCCAGCGCTTGTAATGTTCCCGCTTGCAAATCGTTCTCATAAAAATTTTCGCTGACGTTTGGATAATTATTAAACGCGACCATTTGTGAAACGCTATGTTTTACCTGTTCCATATAATTATTAAATTCTCTCATTTTTCAGATCTCCTATTATTCGAATCTTTCGAAATATTCTGTTATACCAAACGCCACAACCGCGGCGACGATAACCAACAAATCAATAACCAACAATTCTCATCCCTCCTCGTATTTTTACCAGCAAGCATGAATTTTTTAACCGGCGTTATTGCCGGTTTTTTTTGTTTGCTGCTTTTCTATGTGTCCAATACTAAACTCAATAAGTTGACATGTCAACGCTTTTTTAAAAGTAGTTTTTTGTCTTTTTTCACAATAGAAGAAAGATACAAAAACCGCGACAATAAAACGCCGCGAAGCCTTGACATATAAGGGTTTTAAACCAATTTAAAAAACTTTTTTGGCAATTTTTTGCCCTATTTCGTGAAATATTTTCGGCAATTTTCTGCCCCTGTAGCGCACACACTCGCTCAGTCATACGCGCGCGTACGCACGCACATACATAAGTTATATACGCGCGTGTGCGCATGTGTGATGCGAACGATGAATGAGTATATATACATATATTACGCGACACGATTTGAAACGTATTGGAATTTTTTTTGCTCGAATACCCTTGTCGGTTTATATTTATTTTTCATGTATACCAATTTTATATTTAAGTAGTGAATTGCTGCGAATCCATTAGGCAGAAACCGTTAGCAATCAGATTACATTGTGGGTTGAGATATGACCCATATTACTAATTATAAATTACAGCCAGAGTCATTTTATTCGGTTTAATTCGCACACTTTCACTCTCTCCCAAATGAAAACATTTTTGTTTCTCAAAACATGAATAAATTTAATTAGTTTCGTTTCACATAGAAAAAATCATTAGTGCTCTAATTCTTTCCGTTTTTTGGTAGCACAAAAATAACCCACAAACCAAGTGGCTGTGAGTTATTTATAATTATTTATAATTGTTTCTGATTACTACTGATTGTTTCTGATTGTTTCTGATTGTTTCTGATTATTTATGATCGCTTCTGATTGATGGTACAGATCAAAATCAAAGAGATGCAAATAATAATTTCATTTGATATACAGCAGGTTAATATAACTGCTGCTTCAATTTAAATTATATTTTGAATATCGTTTATACTACGGTACGAATACAAATAAAAAAAGCGCTAGTCAGAAATATGTTTATACTTTTGTATACACATATACGCACGCGCAATTTCATTTTTCGTTTTGACTTTTGATTTTGAGTTTTGATTTTCAATTTTGACTTTTGAATTTGAGTTTTGGTTTTGAATTTTGGTTTTTGAATTTGAGTTTTGGTTTTGAATTTTGGTTTTCAATTTTGGTTTTCAGTTTTCAATTTTGGTTTTGAGTTTTCGATTTTGAATTTAGTTATTAGATTTCATGCTGTTGTGATGTTTGCACAACATTTGTAAGTTGTCACGCTCAGTTTTACCACCTTTACTCCAAGGGACTATATGATCACCAGCCATTTCATTGTAATTCCAAATTTTATCAATGTGTTCATATTCAACATCGGTATTACAAATTGGACAGTTCGATGCTCCAGTCAGCTTTGCTTTGTTAGTTTGCTCACTATACTTCGCTTGTTTATCTGTTTCGGGAAATGAACGAATATTAAGAAGCGCGGGATTTTTTTCACCTTCAAGAATAAATTCAAAAACACCGGCACGTTTCGTTATATCTGGATCAGCATAAAGTTCGTGTACCCGATCATTAATAGTAGTTGGATTATAGGAATTATTATGATATTGTTCATACAATCGCCCCCATTCCAAACCTTGCATTTCTTTTTCGATAGTAATAAAAACTGAACCGGCCCAATCAATCACAGTATTAAAGTAAGTTTTCATCTCATTAATATTCATATCAAATCGGTGCTGTGACATGTAATTATCGATGTTATCTTGACTAACCCATTTCAGCGCTGTCTCCAATATTGCCTGATGTTTGACATCACCTTTGACATAAGTTTGCCATTTTTGCAGCAATGCATTATTAGAATTTGAGTATTCAGATTTAGCAGCAGTCACAAATGGCCCAGAATGGACTGCGTTCAATAGTTCTTGATTATTTAATGGGACCCCAACGATATTTATTGTCTTAAACCAATCCTTGATTTCACTTTCAGTCCCTTGACATTCATAAATCAGCAACTCTGTATCTAAAATTTTTTTCTTCAAATCATTAGCTAATCCAGTAAAGTATTGTTCCATACCATTGTCATCTTTAACTGCAAATTTGTTAGTAAAATACCGACCAAGCGATGTTAGTCGTTGTTGCCCATCTAATACCTCAAAGTTTCCATCGTCAGTTACATTAAAATAAATTAAACCGATTGGATAGTTCTTGAGTACAGATTGAATAACCGCAACATCTCTTTTTCCCTCTGCATAAATATAGTTTCGCTGATACTCTGGTTGAATTGTCAATCTTCCTGAAAGGCCAAACAACCCTCGTCCTTCAAGTTCATTATAAACAAATCCGTCGCAGATTTGTCGAACAGTATATTTTTTTAGTTGTGTTTTCATTCGTATATCCTTTGTATAAATATTCTTTTATATACTGCTTTAACTGGATATCCAACATCAAAAAAAGTGCCTTCTCCAAATTCTTTTTTTCTTATTACACACCCCATCGTTCCAGTATTAGACTTTGTTTTTTCACCATTGACCACTTTAGACTTATTCTTATAAATTTTAGTTGGAGGAGTTCCGTCAAACGCATCGCTTCCAACAATTTTAAACTGTGCTGGATTATAATGATGTAAAAATGTTATAGGAACCCCCATAACTCCAGTGTAATCATCAGGAATGGCTTTGTAGTTTGGAACTTCGATCGCATCATAATTATCATATTCTGGATAACCGTCTTCTCTAACGGACTTTAACTTTGAATATCTCAAATTATCATTCATTGTCATTAAAGATAACGGTTCATGTCTACGGCCGTGTTCAATATTCGTGAACCAAACGACAGAATTAACAAAAATTTGGTGCTGACCATTTTCAATCCTATGTTTTGCTTTTGGATCAAACTCATAATCATCTGATACAGTAAACCAACGGTTCGAGCCATTCATTGATGTGCCCAACCAAACTTTATTATCCATGATGTAAGGAAAAATGTCTTTATATGTTATAGAGTTTTGATTTCCTATAATACAAAACTTTTTTTTACCCTCCATAATCCAAGATAAAAATTCCCGGAATAGCGAAAATGGTGGGTTGGTAATTACAAAATCTGCTTCATTTCGTAACTCAATAACTTCATCTGATCGAAAATCACCATCACCTTTTAAATAGTCAAAATCCAAATCATCAATGTCAATTTTACCATCGCCAGTCAGATCCTGACGTTCCAAAGTGTATACCTTGCCATTTGCATGCGATTTAGTTTCATCGTATTTTTCAGATTTTTTCTCAAAAAGGGACAGCTGAACTGGTGCTTTCAATTGTTTGTTATCCTGAGCATAACTTGTAGAAATTAGTTTTTTAAGACCAAAGTTTACGAAATTTTGAGCAAAATATTTCGTAAAGTTGCTCCATTCAGGATCATCGCAAGGCAACAAAATTGTTTTATTTCGGAATACATCCGCGTCATACTCAATATAGGCATTAACCTCTTTTTCAATATCCGACCATTGCGTATAAAATTCGTCTTTTTTATTTCTTTTTGCATTAGATAAATTAGTGTTAGCCATAAAAAAACATATTCCTTTGGATATAATTTCATAAAATGTTCATCTACAGAAATCATATCACAATTAAATCAGCTCATCATTAGTTTTTATTTTAATAGCGTGAACTAACTTAGCATTCCTGCGTTTAGTTTCATATTCAGTGCGCACTACACTACCACCATTTCGTTCTGGGTGTTCACGATTGTGGTTAGACCTACTGATAACTTCCAGATTACGAATATCAGCACGCAAATCCCAACGCTCTCTCAAAGGAATGATATGATGCACTGTATTGCCCGGAATAATTTTATCATTCTCCAATAATTCAAATTGATCAATGTAATTGTCCCTATTCAATACTTGCTGTCTCACAGCCAACCACGGCTTACTCCTATAAAAAGTTTGAATTTCTTTTTCAGTTGGGTCATATCCCATGTATGGGTGTGAATCTGCCCACGTTGTAATGAGTCGCTGACGGTTCGTTGCTGTTTGTTTTAGTTGTTCTAACATATTATAAGCCTGACGAACTAGCTACCAAACATAGTAGAGCAAATGCTCCAAGACCTAAACCAATTGCAAATCCAAAACCTTTTACAAAATAATCAACAAACATATCATTCTCCTTATTTCTTAGTTGGTTTAGTTGGCACACCACGGTCTCGATTTCTTCTCGGAGCTGGTACAGGTGCAGGTCTCATCTTTGTAGGCGTTGGTTTTGAATGTGAATATTCATCAACTTTGTAAATTGTTTTCAATCCGGAAGATGCAGTCGTAAGTATTTCAGCAATGTTCTTCAATACAACACTTATTAGAATCTGTATTAAAGCAACGAAGCCCAATATTGCAAGAACGATTATAGTTAATGTATTCATCTTTTCTCCTTATTCCTCATACATTAAAACCGCAGCAATAATAATCAATCCAGCACCATAAACAATCAGCATAGGCGCAAAAACAATCCACCAACTACAAACTATAATTCCAAATAATTTCATAATGATTAGTGTTAGCGTTAGTAGTTCTAAAAAGTCTAGTCTCATTTCACTAACCTCGGCATATCCGAATTATTCAACCTCATAAGTAGCCAACAACCTTTCTTCACCAAATTCAAGTAACTGCAAATGCTTTCGTCCCATAGTATAACCATTAGCTTTTTCGTATGGATCATTAGGCTTTGATGTTCCGAATTGCCACATCATCACGCCATCAACATCAGTTTTCTTTTCTGTATGAAAATGTCCGCTTGCAACCATACGATATTTTGAATGCGCCCAAATGTCAGGATATTCATTAGCAAACAACATTGGCAAACGTTTCAAAGCTAAATTACCGTGAGCAACCATGATACCGACTTTATCAAAACTAAACGCCAGTCTTTCAGTGTTCAACTCATTATCAAACTCAACCTGTGGATACTTTTTAGACATCCCCCAAATAAATAGATATTGACTATCAGTATCATGATTACCAGATACAGCCTTAACATCGACTATTGGTGAATATTGTAAGCTCATTTCAATGATTGTACTGATGAATGATTCAGCTTCATTCAACGCTTTAATTGTTTTTACATGATCTAATTGTGTGTTACTTGCAGTCTGTGTTTTAGTAATGAAATCACTGTGCAATACATCACCACCGACAATTATTTCCACACGCTTATAACCCTTTTTCAGAACGTTACCAATCTGATTAATATGACTTTTTAACATATTCAATTTAGTGATACCAAAATGTAAATCAAACAAACTAATAACTAGTGATGTCTCACCTTGCTGTATATTTTCAACTTCAATAGGTTTAACATTGCGATTCAACGTCTCAATTAAATCATCAATATTGAATTTAACCACACGCGGTTTAACAGTAATCTTTGATTGATACAAATCAACTGGATCACTGTCCTTGCTACCCATTTGCCAAAAATTGTTTTTGAGTGAAATAATGTCCCATTTAGCGGAAACGAAACCATGCGCACGTAACACAAAATCCGGATCTTTTGCCTGTTCACTAGTCATTTGAATGCGTGTGATAGATGTTTGAGAACCGTCTTGATTGATAGTTAGTTCCACACCGCGTACATTTGTAGTATCTTTTCCTATACCTTGCGCATATTTACGAATAGTACGACCAGCGAAATTGATGTTATATTGTTCAAACATAGCTTCACCAATTTTAGATGATGATAGCCCCTGTTTAGCTAGTGTTTTAACCGTATTGATGTATTCTTGTTTCCACTGCATTTAACTGATCCATTTCATGTGTTTGCGATAATTGATGTTTTTATTATCAACTAATTCTGACTTTATCTGAATACGCGCTCGTTTGTGACGTTCTACGCTCAATCGTTTTGCCTCTTGAATAAATCGTTCATTTACTTGTGTTGCTTCTTTTGTGTATTTTTTCATATAGCTATCCGATTAGTGTTTCAGACTATTAGATTAACTAATAGTCTGGTGATTTTTTATTTATATGTACGCCCCCAGAAACTATTAACGATTCCCTATCGTCTCATTCTATTGGACTTTCTCAGGCTCATACCATTACCAGCTATCTTTTGGTTTTTGACGTTATCATTCGGGAGCTAATAACGTAGCAGGAGTTTATGTACCACATCTTGACGGATCAGGACGTGATAAGTGCAGTCCTAAAACATACACCGCAATTATGTACGATAAAGACAGGCAAATGTCATTATCCTAAGTTGTGTTTGCGTGTGACCGCAATGTGCTAGACAGGCATCGCACCTGCACGCCCTTACTCCGAGGTATCTAATCACGTTTCAGTGATGTAACTACTTTCTAGCACTTAATGATAGATATTCCAACCTATCGTATTTTTACATACACAGTGGCTTTTTCCGAAGCGTGTGTAACGTTGCTTTTAATGGATGAGCAATAACCCTGTTTAACTATTATTTGGTTCTTTTATTTTTACCAATTGTGTAACCAATTTGAAAAGTTGATATAACCAAAGCGATTATAGATAAAACTATTGGCGCAAATATAAATATTCCACTCATTTTTGTTACTCCATAATCCTAATCGCGTCTCCAACCATATTGACCAATAGATTTTACGTAATCAATTAATTCTTGCGTAACTTCTTGATCGTTTTTGTTTAGAAAATCTACTATTTTTTCTGTTTGTTCTTTACTCATAACTTTAGTAACGTATACAATTGAGCAACAAATCGTTTGCGAAACCTAAATACCGTGGCTCTACTGACGTTAGCAACTTTTGCAATTTTAAAAACGTCATAGCGATTGAATCTTTGAAAGTATGACATTTCAACAATCGTTATCTGGTAATCATCTAGTTGAGCTATAAACTTATCAATTACCGCGCGATTATGCTTAATTGTAGAAATGATAGGGTCATCGGAAAATTTAATCGCTTTATTTTCATGTGCATGATTTTCTGAAAAGCCACTTCTTCCACCTCCAATATTTTCATCAATTTCACCTTTTGACTGCTCTATTTCTGTTCTACGTTCTCTTTCTAATAAATTAAAATAAGGATATTGATTCAAAACAGCTTCTACTTGTTTAGTTTTTGCGTGATTCATTTTAATTGGTTCAACTAGCATAAGCTCTCCTGCAACAATATGATTTATGTACACGAGTAACCGTGAAAAACCTCGTATATTTATCTGCCCACATTTCTGCGCCTGTCTGGTTATTAGTTGGATAGAAACCACTCACACCAACGCGTTGCGCCCATAGCACCTACTTCGCAAAGTTCCCACTGTCATCCGGTGGGTGTATATTACCATACACTTCTAATTAAATCAAGTATATTTACACATATTTTTCAAGTCCATAGCCAATTAAACCCTCATTGACTATTTTTAACGCATCTTCTGGTGAACGAGCAATACCGTGGATAACATTATCCTTTTTTAATTTAATAGAAAACTTGATTTGATCATCTCTGATACGTCCAGTTTTTGTCTTCATATCAATAAAAAATATCTGTTTATCTTGCCTACGATACCCGACTAAATCAAAGAAACCTTTTGGTGTACCAGATCTGAATGGTCTACCATCTCTTGTAATAACAGTTCCTGTGTTAATTCTAAACTGCGTGTGACCATCTTTAGACAGTGCAATTCTCGCTTCGTTTTGTATTTGTTGTTCTCTCATCAGTACCCCAAATCATCTAATTTAACACCGTGTGCTAGTTCTTCCGCTTTCAGAGATATGCCGTAATAGTAAACCTTGCCGTGCGATCGTTTCTTTTCAAATTTAGTTCCCAATTCACGACCTAACTTTTTGTTAGTCATATCAACACCGTGTAACCTTTTCCACGTATCAAAGCGTGTTGCAATTTCTTTAAACTCTGTGCGTTCATCAGTTGAATAATCAAAATACTCCTCAATGAATGACTGCACATCGTCCATTTCATCACGGTATTCATTGGTTTCATTCAAAACAACCGGAGGTGGATTAAGTCCGTCACGTTGCCATTTCATTGTGCCTTCTTGAATCCATGCAAGGATTGCATCAGCTTCCGTACGCAACTTATCTTCCAACTTTTTATCCATATTTTCAGTTTTCACTTGATTTCTGAATGGAATAAAAATCAAACGTCTCCAAATACCGTCGTCGGTACCGTTAATAATTGGCTTGTGGTTAGTCATCATGAAGATTGTTCCAGTTGGTCTGAACTCAATTTCATTACTGTGTAGCTTACGAGCCGTGATAGTATCTTTACTGGTAATTTTCTTAATGAGACCTTCAGCAAGTGGTTTACCTTCTTCTGGCTCTGATAGAACCATTAGACGTGCGCCTTTCATTCGTGCAATATCACCGCTTGGACCACCTGAATTTCGTGAACGACTGGCAAAAACAGTTTCTGGATCAACGTTTATTGAATAATCTCCCAACACATAATCAATCGTGTTCATAAATACAGATTTACCGTTTTTACCATTACCGTGCAATATGAACATCACTTCTTCATCCATTGTTCCGGTAGCTGCATAACCTAATGCTCGTTGTGTAAATTCAATTAGCTCTTCATTACCTTTAAAAGTTTGCTCTAAGAAAGCTAACCATCGTTCTGGTGCTTTTTTATCATTATATTCAGCGTTAGTTATTTTAGTGAATCTATCCTCGTGGCTAGAGTTTTTAACTGCTCCACTAGTCAATTCAAGTACACCACTTGGCGTGTTCAGAACGCTCAATTCTTTATCAAAATCATCTGTCGTGACCGTGATTAAATTGCGCAGCTCTTTGATTGCATTTTCTTTAGCACTGTGTGACCGTGACTTCTTTTTGAATGCAGCTTTCAATTCATCAGGTGTTTTATTGCTATCACCCATGTTTTCTGGGGCAATCGTAAATTCTGGTTCTTCCTTAATACGATCAACTGTTTTATTCATCGTTTTTTCTAGCAATCGGTAATTATCTTCTTGCCACACTTGACCGTCATAATACATGCTCTTACGCGTGATTGTATCGTACAAAAAGTTATCACCATAATAATACTGAAAACGCTCTGCTAGTCCTGTGTCATCATAAGAAAAGAACTTTTGTTTTGGACTGTCGTCTTTTTCAGCAACAATTTCTGCATTGCCTGTTAAAAATGTTGGCAAATCATCTAAATCAATTAATGGTTTCAAGTTTTTGCCGTGATAGACCTCTGTTTGTTCAGAAATAGCCTTAGTCAATAATGCAATACCGTAAGTAGTCTGACCACGCTTCTCATTGTATTTATCACGGAACAAGACTGAATCTCTGAATATCTCGTCCATTTGTGCAAAGTCTCGTCCGGTCCAGAATGATAAGTAATTAGCTAGTGCTAAGTCAGCTTCTGATTGGCTCGCATAATCATTTTCCCAACCACCGTCAATCAAATGTTTAATGCGTACACCGGCACTGCTTGAGTACATCATTTCTAGCAAGGCTGGTGTATCAATTCTTTCAGTAACTGTATTATCGACCACACCTAAATCAACGTTGATTTTACTTGCTTTCATAAAATACTTACGATGTAATCGACCAATCACTTCATCAGGTACTTTCATAATTGATTCTGATTTTGTGATCGTGTCACCTGTGAGGGCAAAGAAACGTCCATTATCATACATTTCAAAGTTGTTATGTCGGCGTTGCCCTTCTGGTAAGTTTCCTTTGGCAATGATATGAATGCCTTCACCACTCATAGACCTCTCTGTGTAAGATTGTGTTGAGCTAACAAACTCATCGACGATATTATTATCACGATCTCCTTCAATAAAGCCGTCAACATCTGACTTAATATGGTCAATGTCAATTCCAAAATAACCGTTAGCAAAGTAGAAAGCCAAACCATCAGCATTAGCAAAGTGTTCCATAGCGTTTGATGCTGTTGCGAAGTCAGACCATGTACTAGAGTCGTTAGACTTACCAGCGCCACCACTATAAGGGTCAATAGGTACTTTAGTATATTTGTTTTTACTTGGTTGCCAAATCCGATGATACAGCCCCCATTGCCTTAGGTCTCGCAGTTCTTGCGGTATGTCTGTATAACTCATGTTGTCTCCTTATATGACTAATGTTTGCGCTTCTCTGATTCTGTTTTCTGCTATTTTAAAATACGTTTCATCTAGTTCGATACCGATGAACTCACGATTAAGATTTCGACAAGCTACACCTGTTGAACCTGAACCCATAAATGGATCTAACACTATGTCATTTTCATTGCTATGCCGTAGCAACAATTCTTCCATGAGTTTAATAGGTTTCTGCGTTGGGTGGCTCCCTAATATCTTTTCAGCCTTGCCTGTAATAGGTACTCTAATTTCTGAACGGTCGTACTTGTTAGACTGTCTGTTAAAAATCCATTTATTGTGTTTTTCAACCGCCCAAATAGCAAATTCATAATCAACGATATATCGTCTATCGCGGTTTCTAGGCATTGGATTAGTTTTTTCCCAACGAATAATATCTTTAACAACAAATCCGTTTTTCTCCAGTCTTTCAGCAATATCACCTAAATTGCGCCAAGCATTGAAAATTATGATAGATGCACCTTTTTTAACGATTCTTGGAACTTTATCTATCCAAGTAAGTAAGTCAGCGTTTTTGTCCCAATCACCGAAATCTATTCCAGCTCTGTTTAAAGATTCGAAATTATTCTTTCTTGAAATGTTGTATGGTGGGTCAGTTAAAATCAAATCAATACTATTATCCGGTATGTCTGAAAGTGCATCTAAATTATTCCCATTAATCAGTTTCATAATATTTCTCCATATTGGGCTAACGTCTTTTCACCCATTGGCGGTATTTTAATCTACCTTTTCCAAACTCCAAGCTGGCGTTTGCCACTTCTCAATTTCTTCTAAGGGTGCTGTGAAAGCTGCGTCTTTGTCCATATCCCAACCGGGTGTGCCATAGCTAAATTTCATATAAACCGCATCTCCACCCTCATCAATACGTGATAACCTATACAATTGTTCTTTAACTTTGAACTTGATTGATGTATCGCCACCTAGATAACGTAATAGTGCTTTTTCCTCTTGGTTGTTTAGCCCGACCTCAATATTTTCGTATCTGTTAGATCTGGTCAAAAGAACATGTAACGGATATAATTTCTCTTTCAATTCTTTAATCAAATCTAATTGCTCTTGTGTGACATAATATGTTTCCATTTTGTTATCCTCTTTCTGTTGTGCCATGAACTCTGAATATTCGATAAACGGTTTAGAATTAGGCTTAGTTCTACTATAAGTAATGCAATCATCTAAAAATAAAAATCGTCCACCATTTTTAAATAGGCGTTCTGAATATTCTTTGTTTTCTGTTGACCAACCATATCCCTGCTTAAACCAAACATCTAAGACTGATTTCCACTGCTCCAAAGTTGTTACATGTACTACTGTTTTTGTCATTATTTAATCCTCCGATCAGAATGGCAAGTCATCATTACTAATTTCAATATCTGCTCCACCGGCAAATGGATTACTTCCAGAAGGTACAACAGGTTCTTTACCAGCCTCCCAAGTGTGGTTGACTTGTGGCGCTGATGTCTTAGTGATGTTGTTCGGGAACAAACTGTTTTGAATAGTTGTTTGACTGTTATATTCGTTGTCACGAGCTGAAACCTTAATGCGCAATGGCTTACCAATCAAACTGTTCATTGCTTCTTCTTTAGTGTTGAACTCACGCAAAGCCTTACCGTCTGTATTTAAATGAGCATTATTCAAAGCTGATGCAAGGTTAAATTCTTTTTTAACCTCTTTCAAATCACTGTCAGAAAGTGAAAATGTTGTTTTTCCAGCTTTCAATTCGCTAATGTATAAACCGGTCTTTTGTTGTGTTTCCTTTTCTTCCAACTTACTGTGCCAGAATGGAATGAAAATATGAGCGTTTTGTCGTGGTTGTTGAATGTCATTACGGATCACAAAGTCAAAGTTTGTATTTTCTGAACCACTCTTTGTAGCACGTTCTTGAACTGATTTGATAATCACTTCATAAACTCCTGCTGGTACACCGCCGCGTGTGTTAGTTTGTTGTACTTCTGCCAATGCGTCTGTATCAAAGTCTAAAAATCCCATTATTATATCCTCTTTCTTTTCTTAAAATATTTTCAAGTCATCTAACTTGTTATTACGTTCTAGTGATTTTTGGCTATGCGCCCATTTAATGTTTGCTTTAACCTGTTCTATTGATTTACCTGATAACTCTGCGAATGGCTCATACCAATCCTCTTTCCAAACAGGTGTCATAAATATTGTTGCAAAGTAGCCATCTTTTTCTCGCAGTTTCAACTCATAACGAGATTGCAGAATTTTGTACTTTTGCATTGGTGTTTTAGCTTGTCGAACTGATAATCCAGCTAAACGATTTTTCTCAAACTCATCTAAATCAGTTACTTTACTCAACTTAATATCGACAGCTTTTTTATCTGCACGTTCAACAACCGTTTCTGTTACTTCGCCACAGTAAGGACACGTTTTATATTTCGTTTCTTTACCATCTTCGTTAGTACCACTGTGTACATCTACCCATTCATTTGAGTAAAATGTCGCGAAACAGTTGTCACATGTAGATACTGGTGCTTCAAAGTCACCGCTCTTTTTCTTTTTAGTACCTTTGAAGTATTCTTCCCAATCATGATCGTAATCGGGCAAGCCGAACCGATTAACGTTTCCCACAAAGTCTAATATCAGTGCTTTTTTGTTGGGTTGATAACGCATAGAACGCATACCAGCCTGAATGTAAAACACTAATGATTTAGTAGGTCTCGCCATAATAACTGTGGTTGCGTCTGGAATATTCACACCCTCACCATACAATTCATAATTTGAAAGCATTTGTAGCTTGCCATCTCTGAAATCTTGCATAGCTTTATCACGTATAACCTTTGGTGTTTTACTATCAATGTGAGCTGATGGTACACCGTTTTGATTAAACAAATCTACAATCGCATGTGAGCTATCAACTGAATACATATAAGTGATTGTCTTTTCGTGTTCCGCTAACAATTTCCATTGATCATAGATTGAATTTAATGTTGCTAACTCATCCCCGACAGCTTCGTGCATAGAATCAGCAGTTGCGTTACCAGCAGAATTAAATTTAATCTTGTTGATATCAATGAATGTTGGGACATAATAATCAAACGGCGCTAACTTATCGTGTTCAATTAACCACGGTATGCTTGGTCCAGTAACAATGTCATCATACATATCCGTAAACCCGACACCACTCATTCGACACGGTGTGGCTGTGAATCCTATTGTGGGAACGTCAGGGAATTTATCTCTAACCTTACGATATGTGTTGGCGATACTATGATGAGCTTCATCAAAAATAATTAAATCAGGTGGTGCCATATTATTCATTCTATGGACCATAGTACCGACTGTTTTGATAACCGCATACTCGAAATCAATTTCATTAAACTTAAAGCTATCTCGTATTTGATTTATCAATTCTTTTCGATGTGCCATAACCCACACTCTTTTGTGATGTGAGGTTGTTAATCTAGCCATTTCACTCATCATAGCTGTTTTACCAGAACCAGCAGCAGAAACTACCATGACACTTTTTGAACCATTAGCAAGCGATTGTCGTGCTTCTGAAAGTAGTTTATTCTGATAATCGTATAATTGAAACGGCATGTATTATTAAGCCTCCCAATCAAACAATTTATCGAAATCAGCACGCTTGCGACCGTCAATTTGATTCTTTGCATATTCGTTTGCTGAATTTGTCAAAGTCCAATATCGCTCTTTCTTTTCTTGGTCATATTTGATATGCGTCACTGCATGAACGGTTCCCATAAAGTAATTATTCACGCTATCTCGTAGATCAGGTTGGAATGGCGTGATTTTCTGACCGCTTTCTAACCAAATTTCACCGTTACGTTGCCATGCTGTGTAGATAACGTTTTTATCTTTCAATCGACTATCAATGTATGTCAGCATTTTAATTAGCTGATTACTATATTTGCCGTAGTCCTGCATTGAATTGATACCGTGATTCTTACCTTCATCAGCCGCATTCACAAACCAAACTTTTTCTAGCGCGCTTAAATTATCAAACACAACTGTTTTAAATTCGCTGTTTGCGACATACTCGATAAACTCATTAATTTCAGCGAGAATCTTACTATAATCTTCAATGTAGAAGCGCTCCACAATACCGTCTTTATCGACATTATCCAGAACCTTATCTGTATTATCTAAAGTAAGTAATGCTACTGGACCCGGTGCAAATCGTGTTACTGATGTTTTACCATCCCCTTGCTTACCGTAAATCAATACTCTGAACGGTGTTTTAACACCTTTTTCTCGTTTTTTCATTTATTTCACCTGTGCATGTGTGCGTTCAATAACTGCCACACCTTTAACTTTTCCACCTGTATTGATAAACGCCTTTAATTTCGCCTTATTAGGTATCTTTGTTTCTTTAACGTTGATAAATTCATCTGGAATGCGTGATGTTTCTGGATCAATTTCAACCGCTACACTACGCCTAGTCGTGAAGAGCGACGTGTGGGTACGCAATTCTTTAACACCGGCTTTTTCCATAACAAATACCACATAATTTAACAATCGTTCAAGTGATTTCTTTTCTGACTTAACACGTTCCTGATTCATTTTGATACGTGCGGTTAGAATATCAATTGTTTCCTGAATGTTTGTAGCCACGGAATATAGTCCGTCAATCTTTGCGTCCTTATCTAGCGAGGCTACTGTATCTTCAAATGTTTGCGTATCAATTTCTTCATCTTCAAGCATCTTTTTTAGCTTGATTTCAAAATCAGTTAATTCACTCAACGTTGGCATTATTTTGTTCCTTTCTGGGTATATTTACAAGTACGATCGCGAATTTTATTCCACAATCACGATTTCCATAAAACTAGCAATGCGTTCTTCATAGCTGTTGCGATAACCCACGATGTACACTTGCTTTTCTACTACTTTCATTTATCCGCCACGCTTTGCTCCTTTACCTATTCTTATATTTATAAATTTAATATTGTGATGTGACAATCCAATGTGTGATAATTAATTTAAAATACATTGGAGAAAATTATGCCTAATTCTTTTATTTCAAATACCTATGTTTCAAATCCGAACATCACCGTGAAAGATAATGTTATTCCTGTTCCAATTGCTACTGCAGGATATTTCGCCCACACTCCGCTGAAGCTGCATGTGAACTATAGTGTTGAGCTAAACATAGATAACTCAGCGCCATACGACATTTTCCTTTCAGAACAAGAATCTGGATCAATTTTAAACAATCAAACCATTGATTTGACTGATCTGCCAGAAACTAACGCGTCACTTATTCACAACTCCACATCAAAATTAACAGGAGTCACAGGTTTTTTTGAAATTGAAATTGATGGTCTTGATAAACCAAAATTGTATAACTTTAAAGTTGAATTAAAGAGTTCAAATGAAGTTATAGATACAAAGTCAACTAGTATTTGGATTTATATAAATGGAGAAGATAAATGACCCCATCTTTAAAATCCAATCATAAAGGAATGGTATATGTTGATGAAAATTCCTTAAATAATCAATTACAAAGCTATGTTCAATTACGCGAACTGCACACATACACGGAACAACAATTAAACAAAATAACCAAAAACTTTGACGAAAAACTATCTCATTATGTCAAGAGCGAAGATCTAAATGCTAAATTTATCGAATTATTCAAAGACAAAAGAGACTCATTTAGATTTTGGATTCCTGTTGTTTTATCAACTCTAATTTCTTTAGTTTCTTTGCTTATTGCGTATTTAGCATCACATAAATAGACTTATAATTTCTTCATATATAATCAAAAAATTTCTTCATATATAATCAAAATCGGCATTATTACAAGAATGCAAAACAGTGCAAACGTGGTAAATAGAATCACTAACAATTCTAGTAACTGTTCTATGTTTTTAAATTTCTTCATACTTTTCACCCTCAATCGCATGCTGTAAGTTGTGTCCTATTTCAATCATTGACCGTTACCTGTGCGTATGGCTCAATACCCATAACTACATAGCCATCTTTCTGTTCGTAATCAGTGATATACGTAATGTAAAAGAATATTGTGTCAGCTTCATGTATATCAACCGATTCATACTCCAGAATATATCTCATCCGATGTTTGTAGCTACCTTCTTTAAAAGCTGATAGTGCAAGCACGTCACCAACCTGATAATCACGATCATTTTTTCTGATTTCAAACGTCTTCAATCCGCTCTTCACATCATAAAAATAAAACGTGTCTAATTTTAATTCATGTATTTTCATCATTCGCCCTCCACTGGTAACTGCACCGCTTCTGTTAGTGGGTTAAGCCATTTTTCAGCTTCTTCTTTGGTGTCAAATGCCCTAGCATAATCGAATCCGAAATATTCTAAATCATCTAAATTAGATCCACTCAGAAAAAGATAATACTCGTCCTCATCTTCTGGTTCCTTACTTCTCACAAACCACTTCATAGGGTGTAACTGCTCTGCTGTGTAAAGCGGTAATGTCTTGTCTGTTTTATCACCATACTTATCACTAATAGGCGTTAGACTTATATACGTACCACCCTTTGTTCTTCTGATATATGCTACTGATTCAGTCATCACTTATCTCCTCCGTGTAAAAACTTATGAATATCATTGCCGATTTCATCATTCCACGCTCTAAACTTAATCTCTTGCATAACTATTCACTCCATTCTTAAAATCCGTATACAACCAAAGCACTTGGAAAAGGTGCTGCATCCATTGATTCCCCATCAATTTCGAACTTCAAACGTCCCTTAATAAATTTAACTGTCGCCTTATCCTGAATGTACTCATGCCAATACTTTGTATCAGTTCTCGATGGTATCAACATCACGATAAATCTATTTGGATCGCGCAAATGTTCTTCGTACGCTTTTTTGATAAACTTGCCGATATGTCGTCCGTAGGGTGGGTTCATAAACACATTGCCCCCCCATTTTTGTTCTAGCGCATTATCGTCTTCTGTAAAATAAGTATCAACTTTATGATTTGTATCGCTCGCACAGGCATCTAAATCAAACTTGAATTTTCTATTCAACTTATCAAAGTAATCTTTAGGAGTTTCCCAAACCATGCTATTGGAACTAAACAATACTTTATCGACCATCATTCGCCCCCAATCCCACGCTCTGTAAGCTAACTATTTTCATCTCATTCCCTTTCTTTCAATAAATTACCGATATATTCGATCACATTTACAGTCACGCTATTACCAGCTTGTTTGTATAATTGACTATCAGATAAGCCAGCTTGCTGTGCCTTTTCAAAAAGTTCATCAGGAAACGCTTGTAATCTCCAGCATTCTCGTGGCGTTAGCTTTCTGATACGATAATCTTTGCTCCACGTATTTTGTGGGTGATTAGTTGTCAGTGTGCCTGAAATTCCTTTTGGATTAGTGAAATCAAGCCCCTGTATGCCACTTTTTCTAACGTCTTTTTTATGAACACGATAACTTCCATCCTTTGTCTCAGTAACTCCGAACTCTTTTTTTGTTACCTTGCGTGCGTACTCTTCGATATTATTTTTGACAACAACCCCATGCTTATCTTGTGCAGTTAGCGTGAATGATGGATCGCCGTCATTTTTAAAACGTCTTCCGTTTTGTCTTTTATTTACCCGATCAGGAGTCAACACTGGTATGGCAACTTTTGGCTCGAGTCCGCCACCTTGCATAGTATTAAGCGTTGTACTTAAACCGTCATCTGAATACACACGACCGGTATGTGGGTTGCCACCAAATGGATTACTTTCAGAAATATTTCCAACTTGTTTCACATTAGCTGGGTTTATTAATGGGACACGTCCGCCACCCATACCCATTGCTGCTGAAATTGTTGGGGCTAGTGAATCTAAAGAATAAACTCTACCAGATTGCGAATTGTTTTCTAACATTTTTCCAGTTGAAACATTTCCTATTTGTTTGATAATTGACTGATTAATCTCTCCGTTTTCTCCGAAGAAAGGAAATACTTCTCGTTCACTGTCTCCTCTAAGATGTCCGATAATGTACACTCGTTCCCGATTTTGTGGAACGCCAAAGTCTTTGCTGTTGCATATACGCCATTCGACATCGTACCCCAATTCATCAAACGTGTTGAGGATTGTTCTAAAAGTGTTCCCTTTGTCGTGATTGAGTAACCCTTTGACGTTTTCAAGGAATACAAAGCGTGGTTTGATTTGTTTAACCGCTCGGGCAACCTCGAAGAATAACGTTCCTTTTGTTTGGTTAAGAAATCCCTCACGCTTTCCAGCGATACTGAATGATTGGCAAGGGAATCCCCCTGCAATGAGTTCAACTGTTCCATTAAATTTTCTCCACTCTTCATCTGTCACTTTGTTAATATCTTCAGCAGTCCATTCACCGTCTGTGTTATACATTGCTTGATATGATTGACGTGCAAATTTATCAATCTCAACATACCCAACAGGAGTGTGACCGGAACGTTCAAGTCCTAATCTAAAACCACCTATTCCGCTAAATAGATCTAAAAATTTCATCTCATCACACTTTCAAATGACTTCTTCAAACCAACGATTTTTTGCGTCTGCTTTTACTTGATATTTTTTATTGTTAATAACGATAACGTCACCGTTGTCATAACCTGAAACTCTAATTTCATTGCCATTGGCTAAAAATATTGAATTTATTTTCATCTCATCACACTTTCCACAACTTGCCCGTTGCTGATATGATAACCAGCAGAACGGGCAACCTTTTTAATCGTGTTCACGCTGATCATAAAATACTGTGCAAGCACGTCGATTTCAGTAATGTTACTTCTGACCAATGCCTTTAATCTGCGCTTACGTTCTGATGTACGTTTCCGTTCGGATTGCGCGCGTGTATCAAAACAATGTGTAAACGCCCCCGAAACTGCTGCTTGCTTATTGACACGTTTAATTGACTGTCTTTTGTATTCTTCGATTGTCATAGTATTCGCCTACAACTATTGCCCTTCCCGCTTCTGGAATCGTGTCATAAACACAATTCAATAAGTTAGCCATGCGCATGGCTTCATCAAAATTTTCATAAGTTTTAAATGTTTTGCCATCTACTCTCAAATCATATTTCAAATAACACACCTCCATGTGTATACATACAAATCAAGTTCTTGACAATGAGTAAATAAACGTGAGACAATTTGTGCAGAGGTACTAATTTATGGAAACTTATAACCGTGTACGCCAACTTGCTAATGAACATAGATTGTCGATTGCGGAAGTTGAACGTCGTGCAAAACTTGCCCCACAAACAATAGGTAACTGGCGTAGAGTTAACCCATCTGGCGAAGCTCTAGGAAAAGTTGCCACTGTGTTTAACACAACTGTGGATTATTTACTTGGTAGAACTGATAATCGTATGGCTATTACTAGTGATAAAACAGTTGATATATCTGATAGCACCATAGAACTGTCGTTCAAAAATCATATATTGACCGATAGACAACGTTCTGACCTATCCGTTTATATCAAGACCATGCTAGAAACTAATTATTGGTAAACATATCTGGATCAAAGCCTAAATCAATCACTTCTGATTTGGTTAGCTTAGCTGGAAATGATTTTGCCCTATCTGCAATTCCGTAGCTCCCTGTTAATAGGGAGTTTTTTGGTTCATTAAATTTTGTAATTGCATAACGGACACCGTTACCGAATACAGACCATGTATATGCTTGTTCTTTAACCACAAACAAGATTCGTTCATCCCCACCAATATAGCGAGCTAATGCTAATTCTTCTTCTGTCGAGATCGATTCAAGTAAATCTGAATATTTATCATGACGATCAGCAAGAGCAAGCGTTAGTAGTGGATATTCACTATCAGCTAGTGCCATAATTTTGTCGTATTGTTCTTGTGTTACTTCGTATGTTTCAGTCATTGACTAATCTCCTGTTGTAGTCTGTACAATCTAACTCTGGTAGTGTTCTAATGATTCATTCATTGACATATCACTCCTTGAACATCAAATCATCATATCGTTTACTTGCTTCTTTTCTAAGTTGTGCGTTGCCAATCCACTCCTTAAACTCTTCAAAGCTATGCCACTTAAATTCAGGATTTCTTTCAATTTCTTTGTCTGCCCACTCCTGTGCTGTCTGTACCAAAATTTCACCCATAATCACTTGGTTCTCATCTTCTTTTGGAGAATAAGTTTTTCCATAGATCAGATTTCCGTTTTGAATTGCCTTAAAATCAAATTTATTGGTTGAATTGCGCTTGTAAGTTAGTTCTATTTTGTTCATTTTTGATTTCTCCTAGTTGTAATTAACGTATATTTCTGATGGTTTTTTCATGTGACTGACGAAATGTTGCATGTATACATCTTGTGACTTTTCCACGTGATGTACGAAACTCTTCATGTAAGCATCTTGTGGTTTCGCCATACCGATAACAAAATTACGAATATAAGTATCTTGTGGCTTTTCCATGTGACTAGCAAAACTATTCATATAAATATCTTGTGGTGTTTTCATAGTGCTAACAAAACTCTGCATGTAAATATCTTGTGGCTTTTTCATAGTGATAACGAAACTCTTCATGTAAATATCATGCGGCTTTTCCATATTGATAACGAATCTCTTTATATAAGCATCTTGTGGCTTTTCCATGTGATGTACGGAACTCTTCATATATACATCTACCTTATTCATCAACCCACCCCACTAGATATTGCGGTGTAACGTTGAAATAGTCAGCAAGTATTTCCCATGTTGCCAATTTTGGTTCACTTTTACCATTTTCGTAGTCACTATAAGTTGAACGCTTGATGCCTGTTCCGAGTTCCATATATTTCAAAGTTAATTCACGTTCTAATCTCAACTCTTTCAATCTATTCATCTAACATCAATCCTTCCGACCAGATAATCAATTGAGACGTTGAAATAATCGGCTATTGCTATCAGTATGTGAATATTTGGTTCACGTTCGCCCCGCTCATATTTTCCAACGGCATCGGATCCTGCTAAATTTAATTCATTAGACAATTCAGATATTTTAAGCCCACGCTCTATTCTAAGTTCACGCAATTTGTTCATCTAACATCACTCCTTCCGGCTAGATAATCAATTGAGACTTCGAAATAATCGGCTAAATCAATCAGTATTGCAACACGCGGATCATTTTCCCCGACTTCATAACGTCTTAAAGTTTTGATGTTTATTAACATTTCGTTTGCTAATCTATCCTGTGATAGTCCACGCTCATTGCGAAGTTCACGTAATCTGTTCACTATGCTTACCTCTCTGTTCTTCTAGCATTCGAACTCGTTGTTCAAACATTCTTTTTCTATTTTGTAGATTACGAATATTTTCCTTTCTGGTAAAACCATTTTCTAGCTTTGAGGTGTACATTCGATAGAATCTTAATTCCTTAATTGATCTATCTAGCTCACCTTTAGCATGTTCAATCATCAAGTCGTAGTTAACGTACATTCTTAATCCTGCCTATCATGATTGATAAAAATGCTGTAACATCTTTGCCGTAGTATTTAACGGTTTCCATATTGGCTGGTAATTGATGATTAATACGATTAACATCTCCTTGAATTTTTTCGAGTTGAGCTATCAAATCTTTGTTATTGGATTTCATTGCTATACACCTGCTCAAAATTTTGTTCGTCAAGTACAATTGCGATTTCATTCAACCTATCAACTTGTTCAGCAATAGCTGAATATGCTTTACCTTCTGTTCTGAACTGCTTCGTAACATATTCACCAGAAGAGAAGTCAAACAGTCTCGCTTTAAAGCCAACAGGTTCTTCTTGGATGTCACCCTGATAAAAATTCAATGCATCTGGTACTGATGCCATATCTTACCTCCAATACTTATTATTGTTGCTCATACCGCCCATACGGTGAAAATCACGGTGCCGGCGTATACTTTCTTTGTACTGCGCTTCACCCTGCAGCATTCCTAGATAGAAAACTACTCCAACGATAATCAATAATGCTATTACTTGTAAAAACCACATACATACCTCCTAACGGTTTCTGGAAAATTCCCATTTCCTAATTTCACGCCAACTCCAGCCAATCACATTGCCCACGTTATCTCTAATCTGTGGGAAGCCTTTCAAATTAATTGATCTGGAAGTAATCAAAGATTTTGTTTCTGATTCGTTCGAAGCGTTCTGCATCTCCTCCATTGATTGCACGACTTGTTTCATCTTCACGCTCGCCGATCCTTTTAGCTAATTCCTTTTGCTTGATGTTGTGAATTGCTAACTGCGTGATAATTTTTACATTTGGTTGTTTCACTGATTTACTCCTTTCTACTAATGTCGTTAACTTTTTACCGTCAAAATAATTCTTTACTTCCAACAAGCCTTGAAATAGCAATAATCATTTCTGGGTTTGTTTTTGTTTCTTCCATATTTAATACATCAATAGCAAACTGTGATATTTTCTTTTGCAGTTTCTCGTAATCTTCGTTCGGATACATTATTTTTTTACTCCTTTTCGATAAGCGATTCGGTATGCGAATGCGTCATCTGGTTCCCATTTCATAAGGTAGCGTTTTGCTTTCTCAAAATCTTTTGCGAGCAACGCATTATATCGTGGAATGCTAAATTTACTTTTAAACTCTTTTGAAATACGAGCAAATACCATTCTCGATAATGCTTGATAACGTGCATTGCCCTTATATCCAAGAATTTGAACTGCTTTTTCATTTCTAATCTGTCGTAATACTAATTCTTGATCACCACTGATTGTTTGTGAGTCTTGAATTGAATTGATTTTTCGCTCCAAACGCTCTTGTCGATAATCTTGCATTTTTAATGATTGAAACATTAGTTCCAAAACTTGCATTGGATCTTTAGGCGCTAATTGATAACCACCTGTTTGTCTAATTGTTGGTAACACTTCTGATGTGACCCAACGTTTGAACTTCTTAGCGTTAGGTTGTTTGCTTGATAGGATTAGTGAGTAGAGACCTGATTCGTTGATAAGTGTCATCTCTCTTTTTTGACCTGACGCACTGATTTGGTGCGTCAGCTTATCATCATTATCAACATGTTTTGACAAAGCGTTTCGTGACGCTGAATAACCTAATGTATCAGCGACATCTTTACCCACAAACCAAATCACATCTTCTAAATTAAGAGTTCTCACTCTGCTTGTTTCAAAATTAAATACTTGTACTTCATTTTGCATATTGCTTACCTTCCTGACTTTTTATCGAAGTAATATACTAATGCTCGTCCGTCCCAAACCTTCTTACGTGGTGTATCGAATATTGGTTTGGGAAAATTCTTATCACTGCGATAATGTTTATTGAACGTTTCTGACGTGATGCCTTTTAGTTCAATTTGAATTTCCTTCTGTAGGTAATTCTTTGTTACGTCAAACGACACCCGATCACTTCCTTTCTAATGTTTTAATGTTCTTGTAGTGCTATCCTTTAATTACTGGCTCATTTGCCTAGTCTAGGAAAGGAATATAGATTTTATGAACATTCCCTATTACGATAATCCCGGTGGTTCACTTGGCGTTAGTGTTAAGCTAAGCTACGCATCAGATGTGTTTTTAGTTGATCAAGCTAACTACAACGCCTATGTGTCAGGTGGAAGTTTTAAGTATTCAGGTGGACATTACACAAAAAATCCTGTAAGAATAAACGTAAGCGGTACTGGTAGATTTTATTTAATTGTTAATGATGACTCCGGTTCTGGTTATCAGTATTCGTGGATAAAGTAACGGCACGAACAGTGGCATTTTTTGAATAAAACGATTGAACCTTGTCGGCAACTCTCTGAAAATCCGATATCGTGCAATCGTTTTTAATTAGCATTGAAATTACATCATCAGCCAATTTGTTCAGTGTCAAATCATCAACAAATTTTTCCATTCCGTTCATGTTTTTCTCCTTTCTGTGGGACAATTTGGTTATGCTCATTTGCAAATAAATTGAAAGGAGAATAACCATGAAATTTAACCAAGTTCGTCAATTTGAATATGCTTTATCTTTTTTCTCAGAAATAAATCATAAAAATTATCAGTTTACTTTTGAATATCTAGGAAAACATCTAACTGCTTCATTTTTAAATTTTGTAAATTCATTTCCTATATCCAGTGAATATGATTATAAATTTGACCGACAAGACTCGACGACATCTGGGAACGATAAAGAATACGACTTGATATATTTACGTCATTTAATTGCTGACAAATTTAATGACTTATCATATGGATCCAATAAAATATCTGTTCCTGAAACAATCGACTTGATAAATGCAATTAATTCAATAATTAATGACCTTCCCGAAAATTTAACATTTGTTGATAACTTCAATTTAGCGACAAATGTAACTTTCCTAGAAAGCAATCTTCATTTTGATTCATATCGTTTTCCAGATAATTCAGAATTTAACATTGTTTCCGTTCAAGATTTGGATAACTAATTTTCGGTTGAAATGTTTTGATTGAACTCAAAGTTTTTTCAAGCTCGGCACTTTGTTGCTGGGCTTTTTTAATTAATTCATTGAATTCATCCATGTTTTCTACCGCTAGTTCTATAATCGGTTTTTCCATTTATCTTCCTCCTTTCCTGTATTCATCAAGCTATGCCGGAATATCCTGCTCAATTAACGGAAGATAACCGTTTGCTTTTAACAAATCGTACAAGCCTAGACGACCCTTTTGAGTCCATTTAGTGTTTGCCACAATCTTCTTAGTGCCATCTTTACGAGTAACCTCATGAGTCTCAGATTGCGTCCAACCCTTTTTCTGATGTTTAGCGTATAATAGCCAAATCCCTGATTGGTTGTACTGAACCCCTAAATCATGTAGTAATTTATTCATGGCCGTTCCACTCATTCCGTAATCTTTCGCAATAAACGTTATTGTTACCAAAGACTTGTTTGCTAAAATGCTATCCACATAGTCAGCTTTAGGTTTTAATTCATTGTTCTGTTGAAGCAATACTGAATTTTGTTGTTTTAAAACTAATTTAGCTTGACGCTCTTCTTTGAGTTCTGTTGCCAATCGAATGATTGTATCTGGGTTAGTTAAGACTTCTTCAATTTTTTGGTCTGTGAGATATGCACCGTGTTGACGAATTGCTGGTAAGACTTCTGACGTGACCCAATCTTGGAACTTTTCGGCCGTTTCGTTGTTGGCCTTGATTGCTAACTTGTAGAATTGTGGTTCAGTGATGAAATCACCACGCTTTACGTTTTCGCCACTTGTGGCGAATAGATATTTGTTAACCCGATTCCATCGAACGTATGTTAATCCACTTTTTTCGTCCGTGATTCCTAATCCGATTGCTGCACTTTCTGCATCGAACAAAACTTGTCCGTTCTCTTCTTTGACCTTTAGGTTGTCAAATACCTGTACTTCTAATGACATATAAATTCCCTTTCTCATTTTCTGGTGTGATATTAGTGTTATTATTTAACTACTGGATAAATATCTTAGTAAATTTAAGGATCTTTTTTATGACAATGTTCTTAGCAATCATCGGCGCCTTGACCGGTGTATCAGGACTGGCGATTCAGTTCTATGCTTTTTTATCTTCTCGTCCAAAAATATCAATTGAACAAGTTCGAGACACTCACAAAAGTATTTGGATCGTTCCAGATGACAAAACTTTCGTAATTTCCGACAGCTATAGAATGTCTTCGACTATTGATTACAGCGCTGTTTTGTTGCAGATAACTATCAATAATCTGACACCTCAACCCGTCTCCCTCTTACACCCTAAAATAACAGTTAACAACAAAGAGATTGTGTGGATGGAAAACCAAGAACTAACATTGGAGGAGCCAAGTATCACATACGAGGATGGGCTAATTACAAACAGCCATACGTTCCCCATGTTTAACCAACTTACTTTCCCACTTAGGTTAGAGGGGTACGACTCCGTTACTGGTAGTATCGTTTTTCTAAATATTCGTGACTCTACACCGACAAAAGAAGCCAACATCGTTATTCCGACAACTAATAAAAAATTTACTAAGCACTTCGTTTTAGAAGAATTTTCAGACTGGCGACAAACGGCATTGAAGCGCCTGACATCTTAATTTCAATGCGATCTGAGTCGTGATAGTTTTTAGAGATAAAATCTAGCACGGCTTTTTTTTCGATTTCGTTCATGTTTTTCCTCCTTATAACCAACCTTCGCCGTTGTAGTCTGTGAACTTGAACAATTTGTCCAAATGTTCTTTAGCTGCGTCTCCTGTTGCAGCACCAGATAGTAGTTGTCGAACATAAGATTCAGACTTACCAATTACTGGTGCAAGCATACGAGGCTTCAATCGCTTCTTTTTCAAATGAAGTGAGAACTTAAAGCGCTCTTCTTCGAGTGTTTGAATTGCTTCTTGTACGCTCATGCTTTCCTCCTTGTATTGTTTACTGCAAAAATGTTTGTAAGTTTTACTTTACAAGTTGGATAAAACCAACTATAATGGCATAGTAAACACATCAAAATAAACGTTGTTATTGCTTATCCCTCCGCCAAGATTGATAAATATAACTGTTTTTTTGTTTGCGCTATTAACTTACAAGAATAAGTATAGTTGGTTATTTCCAACAAGTCAACACTTTTGTTGGTTTTTCCAAACTTTTTATTCTCAATAAAATGAGGAACACTAAAATGACAACCATTTACGATAGAATAAAAGAAATATCTAATAAAAAAGGTGTCTCTATTGACTATGTTAATGACAAAGCTGGTTTAAGTAATAAAGCTATATATGGTTGGAAAAAGTCTACTCCCAAAGCAGACAACCTCCAAAAAGTCGCTGACGTACTCCACGTATCAACCGATTACCTATTAGGACGTACTGATGAGATGAATCCTGCTCAATCAAATAATGGATTAAGTGGTTTTGATGAAGAGATAATGATGGCTTTTGATGGCAAGCCTATTCCTGATGAAGATAAGGAAAAACTTTTAGAGTTTGCGCGATTTTTACGCTCACAGCGAGGTAAGTAATTTGATGGACATTATCTCAAGTGAAGTACTAACAAAGCTATCTATTATTGCGACCGAAAATAATATCATTATTCGAGATAATTTAAATTTAATGACTAACACGCCGGACGTTTGCTTTACTTATGATAAAGGCATAGTCATGAATCCTAACTTTGAAACACGAGTTGCTTATAATTATCGATTCGCTCACGAAATTAGCCACATATTGTATGGCGATCATGACGCGCAAGCGGTCTATCAATTCAGCGAATACGGTAAACGCGGTGAAGAATTGCTTGCACATAAAAACGCTATTAGAATGTTGATGTCTATTGAAATGCCAACAAACGTTAATGGTTTTATGGAATATTACCATGTTCCTTCTTGGCTTGAACATTATGCTGATGAATCATTTAAATCATTAATTGTTACAGAATAGGTGCATGTGCTAAGCGTCCACATTAAAAAGCTAGAGATATTGGGAGATCAAGAAATATGAGTAATGCCATGATGTTTTTATGGTTGATATTAAGTGTAGCGTTCTGGGTAACGTTGATAATTCTAATACTTAATAAGTTTAGAAAAAAAGAATCAAAGTTAACATGGAAGACACCACTGATACTTTTTATAGCTGGTTGTGCGTCATTGATTGTTGGTGTCAGTTCCATGCCTCAAACAAACAATAGAGATACGAGTGCTGATAGCTCTGTCAGCGACGCTAAAATAAGTAGTAAAAAATCTTCATCATCAAAAGCTGCTGAAGCATCATCAAAAGCTGCTGAATCATCATCAAAAGCTGCTGAATCATCTTCGAGAGCCGCTGAATCATCTTCGAGAGCCGCCGCAATGTCTTCTAGTGAAGCTGTCGATAAAGACCCGAATTCGTATAAAACAGGTATAACATATGATCAAGTTGCCAGGACGCCAGATGACTACGAAGGTAAAAAGATGCAATTCACAGGTAGGGTTATCCAAGTGATTGAAGATAAATCGGAGACACAAATAAGATTAGCTGTTGATGGGAATAGTGATAATATTATTTTAGTAGGCTTTGACCCAGATATTTTGAATGGTTCAAGGATTTTGGAAGATGATTTGGTAACCGTTTCAGGAACAAGTGTTGGGACAGTATCTTACAAATCAACTATGGGCGGAAAAATAACTATACCTGCAATGGCTGCAAAAATTATCAACGATCAAGGAAAAGCAAGTGACGACTACGGTTACTAACACCCATGCCCTATCGGGCGTACATAAAAAAGCACACCCATCCGACTAAAGACTAGGTGTGCTAACAAAATGAATAAACGCATGGGGCGTTCTATTAGATTATAACAGATATAAGCCCCCTTTTTAAAGGAGGCTTTTTATATGGCATCATTCTATAAACGCGGTACAAACTGGACTGCTAGTGTTTCAATTAAAGTAGACGGTTCATTTAAGAAAAAAACGAAGTCTGGTTTTAAAACAAAACGTGAAGCAACAAACTGGGCTATCGAAATGGAAAACAAAAAAATAAATGATACACTTTCAAAAAGAGATGGTATTATAGCTGAGATGTTTGACGAGTGGTATGCGATTTTTAAGGAACCTCTTTTAGAAACGCAGACTAAAGGTTGGTATAGGCTGGTTTCCAAAATACTTAGAAAAGAATGGCCGGACCGAAAGTTATCAGAAATTAATTCTTCTGACTTTCAAAAGATGGTAAATGAATATGGTAAAAACCACGTCAGATCATCAGTTGCTCACGTCAAAAACATACTGAGTTCATTTATCAAATACGCGGTTGATGAAGATTTCATCAATAAAGATTTTTCAAGAAATATTAAAGTTTTTTCCTCAAAAAGCAGTAAAGACAAAGATTTGAAGTTTTTAGAAAATGATGAACTTGAAATGCTTATTAAAGAAATTGAGAATAGCGCTGCTGTAACTTCTCATATGATTTTACTGGCTATTTATTCCGGTGCTCGTTATTCAGAAGTGGCAGCATTAACAAGAAATGACTTTAATTTTACAAATAACACAATTAATATCAATAAGTCCTGGCAAGCTAATGATCAAAGCTTCAAAGCCACGAAAACTAAAACTTCAAATAGGATAATTGACCTACCACCTGTTTTCATGAAATTAGTGCGACAATGGACGTTTGGTAAAAAGTACGCCTTTGAGAGTATAACAGGTCTACCGCCCACTAATGCAGCCGTAAATAAGCAATTAAGACGCTACTTGAAAAAGAATGACAGTAAACTAATAACTTTTCATGGATTACGTCACACTCATGCCAGTTTCTTGCTTTCACAAGATATCGCAATTCAATACGTTAGTGAAAGGTTAGGTCATGCTGATGTAAATATTACATTGAGTACCTACGCTCACTTGTTAGATAAAAAGCGCACTTTAGAAACAAATAAGACCTTGACTGCACTTAGTAATTTGTAG